GGGCCACTGGAGCTTGCCGATTTCGAGCCGCTTATATAAAAGCAGGAAGCCGTCGCCGTCATAGTAAAGTGCTTTGAATCGGTCTTTGCGGTTCCCACAAAACAAGAAGATGGCATCATCGAACAAATCCAGGCTGTATTGGCCTGCAACCAATGCGCAAAGTCCGTCGATGCCCCGCCTTAGGTCGGTCTTCCCGGTGCAGATGAAAATATTTTTGACACGGCTGTAGTCAACGAGCATGTTTCGCAGCCTCCTTCAAAACCGATTGGAGAATGCGCTCGTCAACATGGTTGTAAAAGCTGGCCTCAAAGTCTTTGACCTTAATCCTGCAACCCAGTTGTTTGGGATGGGCGGGCTTTCGGTTTGCATCGTCCTTTAGCTCTATGGGGACAATGGATTGCTTGTCTTTGATCATAAAAATCAGCCTCCTGTCTTGGTACCCTAATTATACCGTGACTGAAAGCTGGATTCTATTCGTGTTGTTATTTGACGCTTACAAATTTTCTTTCCAAATGGCGATATTTTTGTTTTTGATGGAAAAGCCTTCAGGAAACTGAAGGTTTTTCAGCGGCCTCGTTTTTTGGCTATCTTTTAAAGTGCAATTCGTACGGGTTCCTAACGCATGAAGTATAAGCGGAAAATAAAAACATGAATAGAAAAAAATCCTGGGGAATGATACCATTAATGGGTAGCACGACTAAGGATTTTTAATATTTTTAATATGCCTTTATGAATTGGAACAAAGATCAACTACATTTTTTGCCCATGGCAAATATCCCTCCAAACCCCTTCTTCAAAAAGATTGGACAGGTTTGGAAGTTTTTCGAGAAGGTATTGGATATATTTCGTGCCATTGACCCCATTGGACTTGGGGGCTGGCCGATGCCAATCCCGCTGACAACATCGAGCCCCCCAAGCGCAAGAAGGGCCGGGCATACCGGACCAAGTTCCTAAGCGATGCGGACATCGGGCAGCTGGTGGATGCCCTTGGCAAACTGGAGACGGATTACAATTCCCAGCGCTTTCGGGTGCTGATCCTATTGGGGCTGAACACCGGGCTGCGGAAAATGCCCCTTGAATTTTCATAGAGTTGCATAAGGTGGCAAAACGTTGATGTTATCATATTTGGTAATTTACGGTAATTGCATGAAACCCCATAAAATCGCATAGATGGTAGTTAAAAAGTAGTAAAAAGTAGCTAAAACGACGAACGGAAATCGAACGGTCTAGGGTACGAAAAAGCGAATGAACAACGGCGGCTAGTGAGGCTGTTTTTTTATGGCGAGAAAAATATTTTTTAATAAGGTGGCAAAAAAAGCAACTGTCAACCAAAAGTTGACAGTTGCCCCTATCCTATTATTCTGCGTGCATGGCTTCGGACTTGCTGACGATGGCTTCCGTTAGCGTCTGGGAGAAATTCAAATGGAGCTTTTGCCCCAGCTGATCCGCCCATTTCGGGATGCTCAAAGTTTTTTTGACCGGCTTGTCCGCTTCCAGGTATTCCTTTAAATTGACGGTGACCATGGAGATAAAAGAATCGCTTTTGTCAAATTCAAAGCCCCCGCCCCAGTTGTAGCTATCAAACGTCAAGGCGTTGATATCCGAAGCTTTGGGGAGCGTGCGGTTGTTCATGATGTCATTGGCAACCAAAATCCCAAGGCAGTCCGCTCCCATGGCAAAGGCATCCTCTAGCGATGTCCCTTGTGTTGCCCGGTCAAAATCCGGCAAAGCGACTAAAAAGTGGTTCTCAACTTTGTAAAAAATGGCTGGGTAAATAACAGTTTTCATCTTACAATCCCAGTTCGGCCACTAATTGGTCGAAGGTGATGGACGGGGTGTATTCAGGGTCTCCCTTTTCGTAGGCATTAAGGACTGCAATTTCGTCTGCCGTCGGTTCCACTTCCTCAAGGCCGTAAAAGTGGGCTTCCTCAATCCCCTTCCAAACAGTGGCCGCCTCGGCCTCTGACATGACCATAATGGCACCCATCAATTTTGCTTTCGTTTCAGACATCGCCATTCCTCCTAATTGTCGTAGACATCTTTTCGATGCCCCACTTTTATGATTTCCAGAACGTTCCCGTCCTGGTCGTAGATGACACGGTAGTCCCCGACCCGCATCCGGTACCCGCGCCGACTGGTGAGCTTCTTCCTGTCGCCCTTGCCGGGCAAGCCGCTGATGGCGTCCAGAATCCTTCTGGCTGTTTTCTTGTCTGCTTTCCTTAGAAACTTTTCGGCCTGTGGTGAAAAGATAATCGTCATTTCCGTATCCCTCCCTTACAATTAATATTATATCACGTGTGTCACGTATAGTCAACGTTTTTTACGTGTAATACGTGATACAAGTTAGGAAGGAAACAAAAGAAAACACCCCCCGGATGGTGGTGTTTTTCCTTACCCTATTTTATGTGCATCCGCTAATTTTTATGCCCCAACTTCCCTTTCTTCGCCTCTTCCACCGCTACCGGCAACCGGTATTTTTCCCTGCCTGTGGAATGGGCCTCCAAGATTTCCGACATTTTTTCCTCTGGGAACCAATAGGCCTGGAAATCCTCCAGCCCGCCGTTCCTTACCATGCCCCGACCTTTTTGGTGCGGGGGGATGTCCTCCAACCCGCCTGCCTCGATGATGTTCAGCGATTCTTGGTGTGAGGTGGTGCGAAGTCCTATCCTTACGCCAAGGTTGGCTTTCACGTCCCCGGCAATCACGTCCGTGGTGGGCCGTTGGGTGCCCAAAATGAAGTGGATTCCGGCTGCCCGGCACTTGGACAGGATGGGGCCGACTTCCCGCCAAATGGGCGCATCCTTGCCCCCGTAGTCGAAAAGCTCATCCATGATGACGACGATATAAGGTAGCTTTTTCTGTGGGCATTTTTGGTTGTAGCCGTGGATGTCCTTGGCGATGCCCGTCATTTTCTCATAGCGGGCTTCCACTTCTGCCCGGATGGACTTTGCCACCGCCAGCCCGTCCGCCACGGTGCTCACCACCCCGGCGACCTGGTCCACCGCCTGCCATTCCACCCATTCCAACTTTTTCAGGTCGAGGATGTAGATGGCCAGTTCGTCCGCCGACAGGTTTTCCACCATTTGGCACAGGATGGCTTTTTGCAGGGTGGACTTCCCTGCCCCCGAATCCGCCCCAATCAGCACATGAGGGCGGGTGGCCAGGTCGATGGCGACAGGACCGCCATACCCTTCCCCGATGGCCGCCATGAGCTTGCCCCCGGGGAACTTGAATGTTTCATAAGGGATTTTTTCCTCAAGCCCCCTCGTCCGCAAGTAAAAGCCATACCCGTTACCATCCTTAACTAGTTCCACCTTACCGCCCAAATACGTGGCGATGCCGTCCAGGCACTTTTCCAAGTCCTTCTGCCCCACGCCCACGGGAAGCGGCGAATGGAGCTTGAACAGCACCCCGAAATCATCAGGCTTTGCATATTGCACCCATGCCTGCACGAATTTTTCCCTGACGGGCTGTGCCTTCTTGCCTAGCACCAAGTCGGCGGCGTTCTCGGACAAGGTTGCCCCCCGCACGCTCATGGCCCCGACCTTGTTTTGCAACAGCACCTGGTTGATGGCCTTGGCCGCCAGTGGCAGGTTCCCCGATGCCATCCCCTCGATAGCTTCCCCCGATTCCATGGCCAGTTTCCGAAAATGCCAGATTCCAAGCAAGGAACCGGCCAAAAGCATAATTTCAAGCATCAGTACCGCCCCTTCCCCAGCCATTTGCGTTTGAGCCACATGCCCATGACCAGCCCCACGATGGCGGGGAGCCAGTCCACCAAAAAAATACTTACCTCATAGCCGATGTCCATCCCGCTACCCCCTCACGATGTCATGAAAAACCCGACCAACAGCCCGCAGATGAATTTCCAGTGCCGGTACACGAACATGGCTAATTGCAATTCTGTTTCGCTCATGGATTCTCCCCCTCACCTGTTCGGCGATTTGAACACTAATAACCCCGCTTCGGATTCCTGCTTTTTCTGCCCCTGCTTGTAACGGAGCGCCATGACAACCAGCACTGCGAAGGCGGCAATGCCAGCGACCAGCCACCAATTGATATGAAAGGCCGGGCGCATGGGCGGGGCCGCGCATTGATGGGCGGAAAATTCCATCTGCTGTTGGGTCATGGGCGGTTGGGCTTGCTGTTGGATGGCGGGTACCTGTTGCTGGCTTGCCACCGCTTGCCGAAGTTGCTGGGCCCGTGTCATGGGTACGGGCGCTGGCTCTGCGGATGGATACCCGCTCACCGCCTGCACGCCGGGGCTTGTGGTTGGGGGAGCCTGTTGCACGTTCACGGGTTGCCCGGCGGGTTGCAAAGAGGCGGGGACCGCCTCCCCGCGGCTTGCGCCATAGACAATCCCCTCCCCGATTTCCCGCACGTCTTTTTTCAGCAACTGCCCTGCATCCTTCCAATCGTCGGCGATGTGGCGCACGATCCGTCCGAAGTTCTCCCCCACCTTGACGTTATGGCGGGTGCGGAACCCTGCGCCCGCTGTTGCTGCCTTACCGAAGTTGGTCCAGTCAAGTGTTTCAGTCATAACGCCTGCCCCCCTAGCCCGCTCAGGGCTTTTTTTATTTGCTCCCCATCATCCAAAGCTATCCCCACGAACGGCGCTTTGGCGTAGGGCTTTTCGCACACCGCCAATATGACCAGCTCCGCGCCAAGCCACTCCCTCAGCTGGTCATAATCCGGGTGCTTCGGGTCGTGGAAGGCTTCCAACAAGTCCTCGTAGATGGCGGGCTTGTTTTTCTTGCTGAGCAGGTGGGTGTTGCCCACCTCCACCAAAAACGTCTTTTCCCCGCACCTCACCATTAAATCAGGCACGATTTTATAAGGCCTGAGCCGTTGGTACTCCGAACGCCATTCCTTGACCCCGAAATAATAGTCCAAGACGAGCAGGGCTTCCGCCGCCATCAAGTCATGGTCCAGGTACCTGTAATGCCCCCGCCACTGGTGGCCGGGATAGTAAAAATACCCCGTCCCCGGCTTCCATTCCCGGTTGAAGCAGCCAAAATCATAAAGCACCTTAAGCCCCGCCGAAGCCGACACCTTGGCACGGGCCACCCCTTCGATGCCCCCATACACCCACTTGGCGCACATGGCCACGGTGAAGGGGAGGCGCTCGCCCTCGAACAGCTCACAAAGACGCGACTCCCGAAACCCCATACTCTTCCTCCTCCCGCTCCCCCATCATGCTGGCAATGACGGCTTTCACATAGTCGGGATCCACGGCTTCCCCCAGCCCCATTTGCAGTTCTGGCTCGGGTTCCGCTTTTCGGATGTCAAACCCGCCCCGCATCAACGCATCCAGTTTCGCCTCGATGCGGTCCAACTGGTCCCCGTCCTCCCCCGCCTCTGCCCGCTTCCGTTCCCGCTCCACCAACTCCCACACAAAGGCGCTGGCATTGGGCTGGTCCAAAAGGAACCGGTAGGCCTGCTCATAATGGAGGGGAACCGACAGGTTGAACCGCCGGGGCTTGTAGCCATTCACCTAGTTCACCGACAGCGCGCCGATCACGTCCGCAAAAGCCCCGTCCGGGTCGATGGCCGCCCCTTGGAATTCCTGGCTGATGGCCGCTTCAAACGCCTTCGCCCCGCCGCCTGAAAAAATAAAGCGGCAATCCTTCGGGTTGATGCCAAGCCGTGCCATCTTTTCCCGGATTTCCTTGACGTAAGCCAAGGCCACCCCCTCGATGAGCTGCCCCATGGTTTCATCAATCCCTTTTGGACGCCTGCCATAAAGGTAAGACTCCACCGAATCGATTCCCCGGTGCTCCCCCGCCTTCGCCATGATTTCCCGCTGGGCGATGGCCAAAAAGCCATAAACCCCGCCAACCAATGTCGAGCACTTCCTTAGCTCCGGCATCTTGTTCACCCCGCAGGCCAAGACGTTCACATTCAGCGACCCGATATTGACCACCACCGTCGTTTCGTTGTCCGACCAGTCCTTTTTGTTCTTCAACCACGTCCCCAACCCCTCGAAATACGGCTTGCACTGCAAATCGAACTCATAATTTTCCCCGTCCATGTTGAGGCGCATCCGCCCGTGGTATTGCCGGCAAATGGCTTCCCGCTTCCCAGCGTCCAAAAAATCCAGCAAAGGCACATTGACCCTCACCGTCACCGCAGGCGCTTTCGCCCCGCTCTCCCGCATCGCCCGGCAAATCCCCGCCAAGACGGCCAAACGGTGCGCCTGGCTGGCCTTGTCCGTCGTGGCGGTATGCTCTTGGTAGTTCTCCCCGGATTCACCCACCGCATAGCGCCCGCCGTCCATCCTGACCACCATCCCGTCAAGCACATGCCCGTTGGTTTCCCTCACGCTTGTCGGGAACCGGAGCAACCGATTGCCGCCCTTCCCGACCCATGCCACTTTCGTCCAGCTCTTCCCTGTGTCCACGCTTATTTCCATGACCATTCCCCCTTGCTTACTACATTATACTCTGAGTGGTCTGAGTGTATGACACATAAATTACGTTTCTGAGGGGATTTTTTCTTTTTTTGTCGAACCTGCTAAAAGCCTTCGCTAATTGGAATAGGCTTGAAAAAAGGAGGTGGTCGCCATGGCCAGGCAAAAATATGGTGTTCAAGTGGATGACGGGGTCGGGAACCGGATGCGGGAAATCGCCAAACAAGAAGGCATCAGCCTAAGCGCCCTGACCGACCGGGCATTTATTTTTTATTTGGAACAGGTCGAAGGGGAAGCCCCGGCACTGGGGAGCACGCCCCAAGAACCCACCGACGTCAAAACGGACATCCTGCGGGCCATCCAGCACCTGAAACGGGAACTTAAGCGCTGTTCCATCAAATACCGGGTTTCTTTTGACACCCTGGCCGTCTTTGCCATCCAACAACTGCTCTCATCCCCCGCCAAGCGTAACCCAAAAAACTGACCGCCCACCCCCTCTTTACTAAAGTAAAGAGGGGGCATGACAGGATAGCCCAAAAAACCGCCCCAAACCCCTGAAACGACAACGTTTGACCCGTGATTTTCAGCCGCTTACAATTACGCCCCAAAATAACGGCAAAATAACACCCCTAGCCCCCCTAAAAAGCCCATGCGCCTTTTATGCGCCTAGACCCTTAGCCAACCCCCTAATCTGCGCCTTTTATGCGCCTTCAGGCAAAAAACCGCCTAATACCAACGTTTTCGATGGCTTAGGCGGTTTTAGCATTAAACAATTAAAAAATTTGTTCTTTTTCAGTGCTTTTCAGCATATAATAGATTAAGAGCCAAGCAAGACGGCTCGAAAAAGGAGTTGGCGAAGATGTCAAAAATCATCCCGCTCCTTCTCATACTCGCTCTAGCGTTCGCCGAAGGCTTTTCCAAAGAACTGGGAAAGCAAACAGCAAAAAAGCTCATCGATAGCCGCAGGAAGCACGATGAGCAGTAGCTTATGAGCAGGAGGAAGGCACCCTAAGGGGTGTCTTTTTCCATGGTTTAGTTTATGCGCCGAAAGGTGGAATTAGAACGCAAACTAGCCAGCGGTTATAAAACCGATGATGAGAGAAATGAGGAAAATAAATAAGCCAATCCCGCCCATTACTGCCACATCCTTTCCAGTGCAATCCTTATAAACGCCCCGATGAAGTTTCCGATCCCGCCCAATAGCAACGCATTTGAGACGCTCCAAAACGTTGCCTTTTCTTGGACTATTTTAACATAGGTGATTTTGCTTTCGTCTATTTCTTCTTTTTTCTGTTTCATGCTTGCCACTTCCATTCTTTGTTATTATCCCCCAAAACTATTTTTTTATTTGCCCCAGTGGGGCGGGGCTTATAAGCCCCTTATAAAGGCGCTTTTTTCTAGGTTATTAGTTATAAAATTCTAAAATTCTGTTCTATCCTTCAATTTCTGAGCATATACTGTATAGAGAAGGGAGGCAAAGAAAAAAACACCCCAGAGATTGGAGTGTCGGCCAATGAAGGTCATTCAGTTGGTTTGGATTATCTTGGTTCTAACGTTGCCCACGGACGAACAAGGCATAATCCTAGCACTGGCTAGCGAATTCCTAAGCTAGCCACTACAGCCACCCGAAAGGGTGGTTTCTTCATGGCTTGTTATAAGGCTATGCTCATCTGCCCCGATTCATGCGCCCCGATGCGTTCCAAAGCCAATCGGTGGTATTCGGCATCCTTTTCGAAGCCGATGAAGTTGCGCCCCGTGTTCAGGCACGCCACCGCGGTCGTCCCGCTCCCCATGCAGTTGTCAAGGACGGTGTCCCCTTCCCGCGTGTACGTCTTGATGAGGTACTCAAACAGCGCCACAGGCTTTTGCGTCGGGTGGATGGTGGTTTTCTCCGACGGGAAATAAAGCTGGGTCGTGGGGTAGCGCTTGCCATCGCTTTCCGTCACCACACCTTTATAAACACCGTAGTTATCGCTTTGCCCACCATTGCGTTTTGCTTTATATGGCGCCCCCACCGAAAACTGCGGGAAATAATCCGGCGGCTTTTGGTAGAATGCTAAAATATTCTCGTGTTTTTGAAGCGGCATTTTTTTAGCGTTCAAAAATCCCGTGGCCTTCGACTTCACCCAAATCCATTCGTATTTCAGCATGTCCAGATTGGAAGCCCCTAATACCTTGTCAAAAGGCGTCTTGGCAAACAGCAAAATTGCCCCGTTGGGCTTCACGATCCGCTTGTAATGCCACCATAGCACACCCAAATCCAATGGTGTGTCCCACTTGTTTTTCGTCATCCCGTAAGGCAAATCGCAAAGCACCATGTCAATGCTATTATCCGGTATTTTGGACATGCCCATCAAGCAGCATTCATTGTAAATGTGGTTCGGTTTTAGCATAGGTTTCCCCCTTCAAAAAAGTTTTTGTCATTAGCTTTATTATATCATTTTTTGCGCTTTTATGACAGGTTCATGGCGGATAATGATGAGGGTTTTAGCCTATATTCCCCAAAAGCGCTTGAACTATCTTATAAGATAGTGTATAATAAAGGTATAGGAAGGAGGGAGCAAAATGCCAGAAATATCAAAATTCTACGGAATCCGAATCACCATGTATTACGACGAACACAACCCGCCCCATATCCATGCCGAATACTCTGGGAAAAAAGCAGTCTTCGACTTGGATGGCGACCCGATGCAAGGTTTCATCCCCAAATCCCAAAAACGGCAAGTGCAGGCCTGGATTTCAATCCATATGGACGAACTCTACGAAAACTGGGAAATCGGCCAACGTGGGGAAAAATTCAAAAAAATTGATCCGCTTAAATAAATAAGGCCCCTTTGCCGGGGCTTTATTTTAAGGAGGTATTTCCATGAGAGAAGTCTTATCAGCAACTTACTTGGGCGGGCACCGCCTTTTGCTTGAATTTGACAACCATGAAAAAAGGGTTTATGACCGGGAAGAATTCGGCTTTAAAGGCGTCTTTAAATTTTTGGAGGACGAAGGGAACTTCCAACAGGTCCAAATCGTCAGGGGTGCATTGACCTGGTTCCAGCCGGATGATATGGAAATCGACCTATGTCCTGACTCCACTTATGACCGAAGCACACCCATCCGGGAGGGGGCACTGTGACCATCCAAGACTTTATGACCCCTACCGAAGCCTGCCACCGCTGGCAAATAAAACCCGCCGCCCTCCGCTGGCATTTGCAAAACGAATTGAAAATGGAACCCTACATCTCCAAGGGCTGGGTGAAATCCTTCCTCAAGCCAACGGGCGAACGGAAGGAATGGATCGTAAGCACTTGGCTGATGCGGGAGCTGTATGGAGGTGAGCCGGAAAAATAAAAAAAAAGCACGCTTTCCCGTTTGGGAGTGCGTGCTTTTCCAAATTCAAAATAAAATACTAACGAACTAAGCCAGATGACAATCTGCATCTCTTTAGACCTATCGGATGCCGCGGTTGGGTGTTTTGCGCTCAGTGGTTCATTTTTTACACTTGATTTCCTCGCCAGCTATCTCCTCCTCTTGAGCAGGTGTCAAGAGCGCACCATTTGCGTAGTCATATTCAGCAAAAGAGTTAACAACGGGAAAAGCTTCATAATCGTAATTTTCTTCCCCCACCAATTCTAACTTTAAAAGCTCATCTTTTTTAGGGGTTTCATCATTTAAAAATAAATAATGAAGCCGTTGCGAATGATAGAGGTATTTTAATAAGTCCATATTCCCCATTTTTTGTGTCATAATTCCTTTGATTTCCTTCATGGAAACCTTGCTGAAAAACCATTTATCCCGTCCATCCTCTAACTCTTCGATCATGTAATTTAAATAGAACTCATCTTCGGGTGATTTGGAAATAAAATAAAGGGGGATGTCGTAATAGTCAAAAATATGGATAATTTCCAACTTTCCCAACTCCTCATAACTCCTAATGTTCATTTTCCCAATCCTCCTTCCTTTGGAATCGCTCTAATAATTTGGCGCTATTAAAGAGCCACAGGTTCAAGTGCTCTCTTTGTGTTTTGTCATTTTTCCAATCCATTATATCCCTTCCAGCTAAATATCGCAAGGAGAATGCCAAAAAAAGCACCCCTTCGCCAAAAGAGGTGCTTTAAATCTATCCTGGAATCACGAGCATTTGCCCCGGGTTGATGTTGCTGTTGGTCAGGCCGTTGGCCGCCTTCAGTTTGTTCACGCTGACCCCGAACCTTTGGGACAGGTTCCAAAGCGTATCGCCTGAAACGACCGTGTGGGTGCGCTGGTTGCCCACCCGCAAGACTTGCCCCACACGGATCAGGTTGGCGTTTTGGATGTTGTTCCAGGCCTGCAGGTTGGCCACCGTCACGCCGAAGCGTTGGGCGATGACGGACAGGCTTTCCCCTGCACGGACGGTGTGGGTGCCCCCTGCGACGGGGGTTGGGGCTTGCACCGCCAGGGCATTGGCCCATACGCTGCGTGGCATGTTTCGCCCCGGGCAAGCGGTGGCCTGTCCCGGGATGTGCCCATGGCCCCTGACCCGCTCGATGGGGATGCCCCGGCGGGTGGCGATGTCCCGAATCAGCGCCTTGAGCGCCTTTTTCTGCTTCGCCGTCGGCCGCTGGTGCTCGAAATTCCCATTCAAAGCAATGTGGATCGCCGTAGCATTCTCCACCCCAGCGCCCCAAGACCTGGAACGCTCATCCGTGAACTGGTAAATAGCCCCATTCTTGCGGATCAAATAATGGTAGCCGTCCCGTGCCCACCGCTTGGAATTTCGGAAAAAGTTGCGGTACTGCAAAAGCGAAAGGCTCGACGTGGTGTGGTGGACGATGATCTGGGTCATGGCATTGTCATTGCCATGGTGCTGTGCGTGTGCCCTGTTGATTTGAATGGCCATTATAGGTCCCCTCCTTTTGGGGTGCATTCGAAGTAAGAATTACTGGTGGGCGGGGACGGGGCTTCCATGACCTCCCGGTAAATCTGGTCCATGTGGCCGTTTCCGCCCAGTTCCTTGTAGGATTTGTACATGGCATCCATGTTCTCCTTGTCGGCGTGGCAGCAGCACCCCGCCTTTCGAACCTCTTTGGCGATGAAGTGCATGTTGTAGCGCAGAAGGTCGCGGGTGCCATGGTTGTAGTGGGCCTGGGCCAGCCGTTGCTCCTCGATGCTGATTTTCTGGGCTTTGATGAAACCTTGGATGGTGCGGTAGACCGCTGTGAGGATTCCGGTCACCAGGGCCAGGATGTAATAGACCAGTTGGGCCTGGATGTGGTAGATCAGGTTCATTTGAAAGCCCCTCCTTTTTTCTTCTTATACGGGTATTTTTCCTTATGCCCCGTCTGCGGGCGCTCAATTCGGACCCTTGCGCTCATGGGGGCAGGTGTCGTGGCCAGGCGCTCCAGCACGGCCTGGCGGTGGAGCCTTTTTCGCTCCGTGGCGTATTCCTCGTTGCCCATGGCATCCGTTGGCACGACCACGCAGGTCACCAGGATTTCATTTTCCCGTTCGATGGGAAGCCCCGTGATGACCGCTTCCGTTTCCTGGTCAAACTCCGGGACGGGTTCGTGGGTGATGGGTTTGTAGTTTTCTTGGGGTGCGGGGGATTCATTCAAACGGCCGTCGATGATGCGTCCAAACTTACCTGTTGACATAATTTCACGCTCCTATCGTGCCGGGAGATGGCCCTTTTGGCCTTCTTCACGGTCACGCTATTTTTGAAAAATCAAAACATTAAAACCGTGGAGGGGAGACCCCTCCTACTCCTCCCCAGGGCTGCGCCCTAAAGAGCTTTTTTAAGAAGGCGGGCACCGATGCTGGCGCTCGTGTACCCGGACGAATTGCTCAGATGCCACGCCGACACCCCCGAAAAGGACACGCCAGAGAGAGAGCCACCAAAACGAGCCACCCTAGCGACTGCTGCTTGCCAGTATTGGTCAGCATAAAAAGTGGAGGCACTTGCACCCGTGGTCAGGGTTGGGAATTCTGCGACATTCAATGCGGTGTTCCAGTGGATCCGGTTGTCGAAGCCCATTTCGCGGGTGTATCCGTTATTTGGCGCGTTGACGTAGTTTAGGGGGCGGTAAGGCGGTGCGAACAAGTTGGAGGCGTAGCGATCCTGGTTGAAGGCAATCCATGATTGATGGTCGTTGGTGTTTACGCCGTCCACCCAATCCCAGATGTCACCGTAAAAACTTTCCACCCCTCGGTAGGACATAGGTTGGCGGTTGTTGTTGTCGCCCGGCTGCCCGCTGGAAGCCAAAATATCGCGGCTGAAGCCGTTTCGCCAAGGGGCGTGCTGTAAGACGTTGCCCATGGAAATATTGACCGGGTCGCCGTCGAAATGCACCGGCACCCTCCCCATTTCATCCGGCTGCCCAATTTCCGTCACCGTCCGCGGCCCCTGAGTAACGGTGGTGTTCCACGTCGTTGTCCCGATGGCGATCGGATCGCCCACCCGGTAATGGTTGGCCGCCGCCGTGGAAACGGTGATAAAGTTTTGCGGAAGCAATGCGTCCAATACGGCGGCATCCGCCGTGCTTTGCCGGCCGCCTGTCCAACCCGGCATGATGGCCTGTGCATCCAGGTTGGCAAACTCGATGAGGAAAAGGGTCCTCAGCACATCCACCCCGTGGATGTCCAAAATCCCGTAGCCCCTCGACTGTAAAACCCCGTTATTGGCCCTCGCATCGTTTCGGAAAGCAACGATGGAGCGCGATGACGTCGGGAACATATCAGGCAGGGAGCACAACCGCCCCCCGATGGTCGTCCCCTTATACTTGGCGATGTCCACGTAGGGGAGCTCTTCCACTACCCGGTCATCATTGTCAAAATCCGCAAAACAGGCGGGAAGGGAAAAGCCGTTGTAACGGGTCTTGGACACTTCCCAGCTGCGGTGGTTCGCCCCGTCCCGCTTCCTGATGTAAAATTTCGGGATCCGGATGAACACGTTCCCCAGTTCGTCGGCGACTTCCCCGATTTCCCCGAAAATGGAAGCTCTGTCAAAATCATTGCGAACGGCCTGCCCCCCTACGCCTGTTTCGGCGACGAGGCCCACTGCGTCGTGGGTGCGTACCATGGCCGGGTCCGCCCCCTTGTTCCAACGCACGCCAAAAATGGCATCGTCCCGGCGAAGGTCCCTCATGCGGTGGTGCCTAAGCTCCCCCACTATCCCTAAGTCCGAAGCATGGATTTCGGCGATTTCGGAGCGCAGTTCCACCACCGCCTCATGGGCCCGCTCCGCACGCTGCAAAGTTCCCTGATGGGCCAATAACAACTGGTTGGTGATTGTTGGTGCCCCGATTCGATTTGCTGGAGCGCCTGATTGTGGCGGCTTGCCAGAACCGGGCCGATGGCATCCACCTGGCGCACCACCTCGTCATGCAAGTCAGAAAACGTCTGCACAAAATACCCCGCCATCCCCTCCGGCAACGGCTGGTGGGCAAAGGCCTGGGTCATCTCGAACGTAAAGCGCCCCGCCGTGGCGCTGGCCCCGTTGTTGTAATGCAGGCTCAATTCCCCAAGCACATGGGCGCGCCCACCGTTTGGCGGCTGCAAGAAACTGGTGGGCACCAAGAACTTCACCGTCCCGCCCCCTGCGTCCACAATGTCAGCATTCACATGCACCTGATGGCTGGCCGCCACCGTAGACCCCGGATGCTGCACAAACATTGCCTTCACCCATACGTGCGAAATCCCGCCCAGGGGGACCACAGCCCCCTGCTCATCCTTCAACTCGAAATAAATCTCCGCCGTGCCGATGTCATTGGTGAAATAATTCGTATTCGTGTCAAATGTCTGATGGTTCGGCCCCACCACCAAAGGGAATATGCTAGACTTGACCATAAGTTTCCTCCCCCTTTACTAACTGGCTGTACAAAAGCTCGAACACCTCAGCGTCCTTGCCCTCCAGCTCTTTTTCGTAATCCTGCAAAACCGATCCGATGATTTGAAGCGACTTCTGCAAGTTTCCACCTTCGATGACGAAAGGCTCCGCCTCAAAGGCCACCAGCTCCTCCATAGGCGCGCCCTCAAGGGCCTTCGCCTCTTCCTGGAGCTCCTTGAATTTCTTGGCCAACAACTTGCATATCCGTGTCCGGTGGACGGATTTCACCCCGCCGATGGACATGCCGTAAAGCAGGTCGTGTGCATATAAAACCTCCCGGTTTTTAATTTCCAATTTCATGTTTTCCCTCCTGTTCTAGGTTTGGCTCAGCGCTTTTACTTGCATTCTCAAACACTCATTCTGTTGCGACAATTCCTGGATGGCCAGTACGCAATTCCACAGCACCTTCGTCAAATCCACCCCCAGGTTCTGCTCCCCAGGGGATTGGATGCTTGCGTTTTCCTCGGCGATGGCACCCAGCACCCGCTCGCTGGATTTCAGGCAGCTGGAGCGGTTTCGGGCGGTGACCCTCCCTTCCTCGGGATGGTACAGGTAGGAAAACTCCGACACCTTCACCTGCTCAATCAGGGAGAGCCCCGTCCCCACGGTGCCTGCAGGCACCGCTTCGATGTCCGCCTTCATCTCTTGGGTCGAATGCTGGTGGAAGCCGTAGCTCCACACCGTCCCGCCCACGTTGTTGGCATTTCGCCAGACGTTCAGGTACCCCTGGACGGAGAACGACTGCCACTCCTGCCCGAACTCGGCCACCACCACCCGGTTGGTGTTTCGAAACTGCACCCGGTGCTCCCCGGCGCTTGCCGTCCCTGTCCCAGACCCCGCCGTCATCCACGTGTTCCAGTCACCGGCAGAGCGTCGGTGGGTCGTCAGGGAAAAGCACTGCTCATTGGTGGCGGCCCCTGAAAGCATCCGCCGGTGCATCCGAAACCCGTCTGGATTGAAGGTGGCCGTGGCCAGGTTGTTCCAGTCGTTGAACCGAAGCTCCGTATTGGTCAGGATGAAGCTGTCCCGCACCTGGGAACCCCCGCCCTGGCTTTGCCTTCCCACCAACCGGTGGTTGGACGCCTGGATCAGGATGGCGTTGTTGGTGCTTCCACCCGCCGGGTGGATGTTTAGATTGGAAGCCACCATGGTGCCCCCGGTAATCCGGCTGGCAGACATGGTGCCCGCCGTAATCATCCCCGCCGTGATGGCACCTGCGGCGAGTCGGTCGGCGGTGATGGTCCCCGCCTGGATCCTCGCCCCGTTCATGGTGCCTGCGGTAATCACATTGGCCGAAATTGCGCCCGCAGCAATATGCGCTGCGGTGATGGCATTAGCGGCGATATGCGTAGCCGCCACGGCACCACCGGCAATCTTGACCCCAGTGACCGAGCCGTCGGCAATCTGGTTGGCCGTCACCGCATTGTTGGCCAGGTTGATGGTGGTGATGGTGCCCGCCACCAACATCCCTGAGGTAATCGTCCCCGCCTGGATGCGGTCGCCGTGGAGCGTCCCTACCTGGATGTGGCGGGTCAGGATGGCATTGGAAGCGATGTTGTTCGCCGCAATGGTATTGGCAGCAATTTGCGTCGCCGTCACCGCCCCATTGGCAATCTTGACCCCAGTGACCGAGCCGTCGGCCAAGTTGCCGCCAAGCACCGTAAATGTGCCCCGCACGATCGTGTCCCCGTCAAGGACGATGGCATCCGAGCGGATCACCGTCCGCCCGTCGGAAACCTGGAAGAACGTGCTCCCTGCCTCGCCATTGACCCGCATGTCCACAATGTCACGGGTGGCAAGCAAGGAACTCAAAGGGCTTCCGCCTTCATCCCGGACAAATGCTCCCCAGGCCCCGGCCATTTGAACGACCTCTGACTGGAGACCGCTCGTTTCACTTCGGACGATGGTGGAAATCCTGGCCTCGTCGCTCGCCAACATCAGGGCATCATGGGCCAGCCACCAGGCGGAATCTGCCTCCTCGATGGCAGCCCCCGCCCGCAGGTAAGCCTGATAAACACTTTCCTCAAGCCCCCTTAGGGAGGATTCCAACTCATCCAAGGCCGTGGTATTGGCTGTCTGCCCCGACACCTCAGGCGACCAATCCGAGGCAAGTCCCGCATTGTTCACCGCCCGCACCCGGTAGTACCAGGTTTGGTTCTCACGGGGGCCAGTAGGTGCCGGGGCATTGAACGTCACTACGGGATTTCCCGGGATGCCCAGACCAGGCGGGTTGACGGGCCCGGGAATGCCAACCCCAGGTGGCGGGATCAGCGCAGGGTTCCCGCCGGTCGGCGGAGGTGCCGCCCCGGGACTTCCAACCGGTGTTGCCGAGGCATGGGTGAACATGTTCACCGGCCCCCGGTAAATCAGATTGAAAGGCCCCGGCAGGAAGCCCTGCACCTGGGAGGCGTGGAGCTCGAACTGCACCCCCAGGCGCTGGGAATCCCACCCCAAGAGGATGGAGGCGAAGAGGCCGGTGGCTTGGAAGTTCGTTACAGGGGCTACCGGGGCGATGATGTTGGTGCCGTCAGACGGCAAAGCTGGCCTGTCCCTAATGGCAGCGACTTCCCGCTGCATGTTGCGAAACTCCGGATTATCATACAAATCCCGAAAATTCCCAAATTCGATCACCGCCCGGGTGCCATCCGCCAAGTCGTATTCATAGGAATACACCCGGCTTTCCACCGCAACGGTCTCCCCGAAGGTCTCATGGTCAACAAGCCGCACCATGTCCCCGATGGATAGGCGCCGGTGGCTGAAATCCTCCCCCTCCAAAAGGGACAGGTCAACCACCGTCAACTGCACGTGGTAATGGGGATGGGAGTTAGACTGAAGGTGCTCCCAGGTCCTCAGCATCAATTCCCGCCCGTCTTGGATCGTCCCGTCGCTAAACATCCCTTCCCGGTGCTGCCGCTGGCCGTTGACGACAAGCCCGAACTTCTGGCGGGCCTCCTCGTCCTCCACGAACAACTGGCCCAAGGGCTTGGCGAACCCGTCGCCCGGGAGCGCCTGCACATCTTCGAACATGATCAGGCGGGTGTTTCCCCCAGTGGGCACGCCATTTCCGTCATAAACAGGAAGTGATGCCCCCTGGCCGTACATGCGGGTGCGGATGTGGTCGGTGGTGACAGAAAACTCCATCCCCTCCACGTCATGCCCCACCTCAAGGACAAGGCCTGTGTCGGTGCCGATGCGCACCAGGTCGATGAAGCGACCCACAATGCGACCATTAGAAACCTCAACCCTCGGGCGGATTTCTGCTCCCCACCGCTCCACTAGTTTTGAAAGGGCGGATAGGGAGGACTCCCGGTAATAGTTGGTGCTGTTGAGCCCCAAATCCATCACTTGGCCTAATCGCCAACGGGACTGGCCTTCAAGGGCAACCTCCGCCGCCTGGCGCAGGGTCACGTTTTGGGGGCGGCGGTCCATGATGTAGTTTTGGGACAGGTCGTGCATGGCGTCCTGGCAATAGTATTGGGCATCAATGCCGGAACGCCCCACGTTCCTTACCCGCTCGGTGATCTCGAACAGGCGGAACATGCCATCCTTATCGGAGAAAGCCACCTGATAGCCAGCAGGGACATCCACTTTCGCCTCCGTTAGAAATTCAAAGGTGGACATATCCGACAGGATTTGCTTGTACCGGGCTTCCCAAAACGGGGTTGCCCCCTGTGATTCGTTGGAAAGCACCTGCACCAACCGGTCATGGTTGTCAAAAATAAAAAGACCAGACATCTAATACCACCTTTCCAAAAAATCCGTCATAAACGCATGGTTCGCCTGAAGATTATTGATTCCCGGCGCAAGCTCAATCCACTGGCTCATGAAATCAAAAGCGTGCATCTGTACCCGCCCGTTGATTGAAATCCGCCGTCCGGAACTGTCGATTTCCAGCACGTCACCTGCCGTAAAATTCCAGATTATACGCTGGGTGCGCCCCGTCGTGGCATTAGTGATGACGAACTCACTCCGGGAAGCTGTAAACTGCACCCAAAAGTTGGGATGGCTTAGGGCTGAGCCTCGGTTTTGGACGGAGTTGGCGCTTGTAACCACCGGTTCGATGGCGTATTTGAACGGGTCGTGGCAAACAAAGCTGATCGTCAGCCGCCCCAAATGCCTCGCCCCCGACAAGAGCGCCCGGCTGTCCACCTCGGCAAAATACTGGCGGTCCGGGAACGCTTCAAACACCAAAGGTCTGCCCCCGTCCTTGATCAATTCCCTAGCCAACCGCTCCAGTTTGTCCTCTAGCTCGGACTGGCTCTCGAACTTGACCGCCACCGGCACCTCGATGAGCCTGGACATTTTCCGCTTGTGGGTGCGGTATGCCCCGCTTCGTCCGGGGATAATCAAATGGTCCAAGTCCATGTTTGGCCACACGGGCAAGGAAAACCCCTCCAATATCCGAAGGTCTTCCATCCGCACCCCGTCAAAATAAAAAGTAGACATGGGCATTCACCCCCTTCCTAAGCCGTTTCTGCTCCGCTGTTGCTTCCTATGCTGGATTTGTGTGATGTGGGGTTCCAAGGTGCTCGAAACCTCGGCCCCGTCCACGTAAAAATGGTTGTGGATTTCGGGTTGGTTGCCCAAGAGCCCTTCGACCATCTGGCGCAAGCCGTCGGAATCCACCCCTTGGTGATAGTGGTTCGTTGTCCCTGCGCCGCCAACGCTGACAGGCTGCAAGAAGGAATCCAGGTTTATCTTCGGCACTGCCAAATCCAAGGAATGTTCGACAACACCACTGTATTTTTCAATCCCCTCGGCAATCCCCTTAGGAATCCACTGCCCCACCTCATCCGCCATCACACGGGACGGGGAATTGATCCTAAGGGCGCTTTGCATGGTATTCCTCACTTGGTTTGCCAAGTTGCGGGCGGTGTTCATCACCGCACCCGACCCCGAGCGAAGCCCGTTATCAAGCCCCCGCATGGCGTTATGCCCGATGCCGTTTAGACTGTTGGGCAGGCCGCTTAGGGAATTCGCTAGGCCGTTCCCCGTGTTTTGACCGATTCCCCTGACTTGATTGGGCAAGGAATTAAGAGCACGAACGACGGTGGCCGACATGTTTTGGGACACCCTCGCCACGTTTCCGTTGGCACTGTCCATCCCGCGGTCAAGCCCCGCCACGATGGATGTCCCCATCTTCATCATTTCACGGGAGGGGGAGTTGATGCCAAGCGCCCGCCTGAACCCGCCAACGATGGACGAGCCGACATTAACGATGGCATTGACCGCCCCGCTGGCGGCATTTCGGATACCCGAAGCCAATCCATCGACGGTTTGGCGGCCCCAGTTAACCGCATCCCTGGCCATGTTCCCGAAGGTAGTGGCTGCGCTGCGGGCAATTTCACTTGCCTGGGTGGCAACCGTCGTTGCCATGCCTCGCCAATCGTCGGCGGTCATGTTGCGAATCTGGCTCCATCTTTCCTGAACATTTTGGCGGACTTCGCCAAGACGGCTTCCCACAGTCGAGGCGATTTCCACAGCCCTTTCCCGGACGGCGCTTGCGGCCTCGTTCCAGCGGTCCCTTGTATTTGAAACCACCTCGCCAAAGCGCTCCCTCGTATTGGAGGACAACTGCTCCCAATTCGTTCGGGCCGTTTGAACCATTTCGGAAGCCCGCTCACGGATTGCAGTTTGCATTTGCCCGAAATACTCCCTCGTGGTACCCACCAAGTTGCCGAAGCGCTCTTGGGTATGAGAAACCAAATTTCCCCAAATCCGTTGCAGGTTTTGGTTCATCTGATCAAACTCCTGCGCGATCCGCCGCCCTAATTGCTGGGCAGAGGCAATACTCAGCCCTTCCGAACGGCCAATCCCTTGTGAAAGCCCCTCCCCCATGGCATCCCCAAAGGTCGCCATCAGCCTCGAAGGCGAATTTATTCCGAAGAAGTTGCGGAAACGGTCCGCAATGCCCCGGGCAAAGTCCCCGATGGCGGTAAATACGCTGGGAGATCCACGGTCTAGCCCGGTTTGGATACCTGCTGGCAATGCCTCCCCATAATATTGAGAATCCTTTTCCAATTGGCGCAGGCGGTTAACGGCTTCCATGCGCATCTGCTCATAGCCAGCCTCCACCACAGCGGCGGTTGCCTTGGCGCTCGAACCGGTTTCAGCATATACCCTGTCCCACACCGCCTGGGAATCGGCTTCGATGGCGGCAAGTTCCGAGCGGGCATCGTCCTTCATGGCCCCGTAATGGGTGGCAACCACAGCGGCCATAGCCTCGGATTTGCTTTTCCCGGTGTTGTAAAGGTAGGTGAACAGCGTCCCATGCTCCGCCATCAATTCCGACATCTTGTCTTGCGAACGGTCGGACATGAGGCCCATGTTCTGGGCGGCGGCATAAGCCATGGCGGCCGTCCTCGAGCCCGTCACCTCGTACATCGCGTCGAAATCCTCTGCAATGGCATCCCGCTGGTTGTTGATGTGCCTGATGGCAGCAATCGCGCCTGCACCTACGGCAAGTACCGCCCACCCTTTCGGTCCGATGGCCTTTAACAGCTTCGTCGCCCCGCCAAGCATCCCTTTCCCGCCACCTTTGGCTCCGACAGCTTTGCTCATGGCAGGGGCCATCCCGCCGATGGCTTTTTTGCCTTTCAAAGCCACAATCCCGGTTTTCAGGCCGCCCAACATGCCGATCACGCTCTTAATGATGGCATAGCCTTTAAAAGCAGCCCAAAGCCCGACAACCGCAATGCCCAGGCCCATGGCCAGTTCGCTGTTTTCGCCGAGCCACTCCGCACCTATGGCAAGGGCTTCCGCAAGCTTCGGGAGCCACTCCATCACCACAGGGGCAAGTGCCTCTGCTACCCGGAACAAGCTTTCCACCACGGAGAATATGCCCTCTGCAAAGCGCTCGATGACACCGGATTCCCGAAGTTCAGCCATAAAAACCTTCATCCCGGATGCTGCATTGGTCACCCACTCGTAAATCCGGGCGCCGATGACTTCGTTTATCATGTAGAGAAATTCCTGGCCCATGGCTCGCGCGGTTCCGAACGCTTCAGCAAAGCCGCCGGTCCGTTCCTGCCCCATTTCGGCAATGTTGTTGAAGTTTCCCATTTCAACGGACAAATCGGAAATAGCCCCGCCTTGCCGTCGCATAATGTCCAACAGCGCCGCCCCGTAGACGCCCAGGTTCAGGTAGTTTTCCAAGGCGTATTGCTGTTGGGCATCCAAGCCGCCGAAAGCGCCTACCAAATCGTCGAGCACATCGAAATGGTCACGGGCCGTCCCGTCGTAATTGCGGACTGCCACGCCTAGTTCTGCAAACCGTTCCGAACCGCCCAAGATGGTGCTGTTGAGGGTGCCCATAATTTCCTCGAACCCTCGGGCAGCCCCCGTGTGCGACATCATTTCCTGTTGGGCCACGGCCATGGTGGCAGCAAGCCTCGCATAGCCGGAACCGCCCTGTTGCGCGGCCAGCCCCAAGCTGTTCATCGTCGGTGCCGCCACCCCCATCGCATAAAGCAGCGACTGGGTTTCGACGGCGGTAAAGCGCTGGGCCGTGGCGAATTTATTGGCCCACATTTCCGCATAGGAGGCGTCCTGCCCAAACTTCAGCAGGGTTGCCCCCAGGGCATAAGCCATCCCGCCCAAATCGGAGCCCGTGGCGTCCGCCAACCGCATGGCGCTTTCCAAAATCAGGGTTTGTTCAGCGGCGGTCTGCCCATGGACGGAAATATCGACCAAAGCCTCTCGCATCTGCTGGGCGGAAAACCGCCCCTGTGAGAGTGCCAAATCCCGGATTGCCCGGTCCAATTGGCGGGTATCTTCCTCCGTCATGCCGGTTTGCGCCCGGATGGCTCCCAGCGACGCATTGGCCACATCGCCGGCACGTACCGCCGCCACGCCGATGCCGACCATCGCTGTCCCGACTGCCGCCAGGGCAACCACAATCCCCCGGCCCATGGTGCCAAAAATCCCTTTGAGGTTTTTGGCGGAACCCCTGGCCTTTGTATCGTCTACGTTTACATCGATCCGCACCTCGCCATCTGCTCTTGCCATCAGTGTTCACCTTCTTCCGGTAGTGCGTAAATTTTTTGCAGTTCTTTCAACCGCCTGCGCTCTTCCGCCGCATCCTTGCCCTTTGGCATCTTGCGCGTGCGGATGTCCAGCACCCTGTTTAACTTAGTGCCTTCCGGCAAGCCATCCAATAAAGCGGTGAATTGGTGCCAATGAAGCCTGCCCCGTTCCTCGATCAAGTCCAGGCCGTAAGCCTGCCAAAACGATGCGTAAATAAAAGCCCCGTCGTGCGCCAGTGAATAATGCATCTTGATCTTTTTCACCGGTAGGGGGTTGCCTTCACGGTCGACTGTTGGGGCATCCTCTTTTTTTTGGATGCACTCCCCTATGATCCGGTTCAAAAGTGTGGCTTTTTCCTGAATGTCCATATTCGGCAAAGCCCCGTTGAACAGCAACTCAAGCCCCCATGTAATTTTAAGGGCATCCGGCAAGTCGTCCTCCAATAAATCCGAGAGTTTCAGCACAATGTCAAAAGAGAGGTTCAGCGCATATTCCTTCCCCTCAATTTCGACACTGTCCACCAACCCATAGGCGAGGGACAGCATGCTAACCGCCTAAGTATTTCTTTTTCTTGCCCTGGAGGCTTCGGTCGACCATCTCCTCAAGGAGGTTGTTGACCAATACCTGAAGGTGACCCGCTAAAATGACCCACGATGGCGTTTGCATGTAAATCTGCTCAAAGGCCCCGTCGCCCAGCAATAGGTCGTATGATTCCTGCAAATAGGCCAGCCATTCCTGTTCTTCGGCTTGATCCTCTTTCAGCTTCTTTTCGCGGGCATCCAGTGCTTTGAATTTTTCCTGGAGCTTCCAACGGGAGGCATCATCTGCCTGGTATGTAAAATCAAGCTCCCCGAATTTTACCGGGATCGTGGTTTTTGCAACTTCAATGATAACGGCCATCTGGCTACACCCCCGCCAACGCTTCATGCGGAATTTTGTTATACGTGATGGTACAGGAGAACGTCTCATCATCGCCTGCTGCGCCCGAACCGGCCACAATGGCGGAAACGGTCGCCGGGCCCACCCAAGTGGTCGTCCCGTCAGCGGAAGTCACCCGATGCCAGCAAAAACGGCCAGCCCCGCGTTTCAGCTTCATGTCGGCAATAAATTTTTGGGCTGGGTCGCTTGGCAGGTAAAACCCTTCCACGTCATAGGCCACCGCTACGTTTTGCACAATGTGCTCCGGCGTGCCATCACCGTCATAGAAGGCAACTGCCTCCATGGTTTCATCTGTCGCATCCGAAATATCCGAGATGTATTTTGAAAGAACCATAAACTGGGCATCCGTCGGCACCTGGTTTTCATTCACAAATGGCGCCACCTCATGGCGCCTTAAAGCATTCTTGCTTGGCATTTGTTCAAACATGCTGATCACTCCTTTGTTTTTATTTGGCCGCCATAATCTCCACTTGGATTTGCAGGCGGTAATACGTCCATCCTTTTTCGTCCATTCCCTGGAAGTAGGGCAGGTCCGTCACCTTAAGGCCCCTGAACCGGTAACTCCCGTTGCGGGTTGGGAAATCTGCCACCAATGGCAAATTCCCGGCCAGCAAATTCAGGTTCTCCAAAGCTTGGCGATGGTTGTTGGTCTTCAAATTGAAATCCACGTTTAGGCGCTTGATGCACACCCCGTCATAAAACTCTTGCAAGATGCCCCCGCCCGCCAATATCAGGGCAAGGGTATCCGCCGTATCTAAAACACCCACCCTCACAGGCAAGCTCAGGCCGAAGCCCTCAACGGCATCAAGGAGCCGGTCCACTAAGTCAAGCATTAAAAACCAGCCCCTTTCGCCCATGCCCGCCGCCAATCCTGAAGGTGGCGCTCCTTTGCGGCAAGGTCCCAGCGCTTTCCGGTTCCCTCAGTCGTGTAGATATTCATGAACACATTGACGGGCATCCCCCTGCGCCACGGCCTCGACCCGTAAAATTGGGCTTTTGCGTAGACCGTCCGCCACAGCAAGGCCCCGCCGTCAGAACTCAAGTGTCCGCTGTTTCTCAGGCTTCCCTGATCCAAAGGGACATAATTATTCATGTCGGCAAGCATTTGGTTCCCCAATGCGAATTTGGCACGGGCCAGGTTCGCATTGGAGAAACGGCGGTTGACGCCGCTGAAATCCATCGAGACCTTCGCCCCTTGCTCCAACGCCATCACACCACCTCCAATTCATAGCCAAACAGCGTATTTTGCCACGGCTCGTAAACCGGGATGGCTTTCACGATGACAAAAGCCTCGCCGTTGAATGAAACCTTGGATTGTTCTTTGAACTCTAGGAAAGGCACGGTGGCCGAAGCATAGCAAAATACAATGCCCTTGGCCACCAATTTCCGTTCAGAACCGGTGTGTTGATAAACCCCAGCCAGGTCCACCCGGCAGTTTTCAACCCGCACCGGCTCGCCAAAGGTTTCTTCACCCCACCTGTCCTTTCCCTTAAAAGCCTCGTAAGCAATCTCATGGATCAGGGCACGCGCATCAACTTTTAGTTTCATCCGCCCACCCCCCGGCTCAAAAGCCCCGTCGCCTGCAAATACACATAGACGTCAGGGCAGACAAGGCCATGGCGCTTGTTCATCCCGACGGAGCTAAAGGCCGAATCCAAAGAAATCTGGGTCCTTCCGATCTTGACCGATTGGGGGGCAGCATTCATCCCCGCCGTCGTCACCTGCCCCAGCTCATGAAAATACTGGATCTGGACCGCCACCGCTTTTTTGAATTGCCTTTTCCGAAACTCCACATCCGTTTCCAGTGGGGTAAACTGATAAAAGTGCTGGGTCACAAAATCCAACACCTCGACCGCCCGTGGCAATAACTGCTTAAAATCCAGCTCATCCATTGATTGGAAGCCAAATCCCTCGTATTCCCTAAAGCTCAGGTAAGCTGTCATAGAGCTTACACATTCGCCTTAGCAGCCGCAGGGGTGGCCGTTTTTCGGTAAGAAATGTAGATGGCCTTGCGGGCATTTTCGAACACGATCAGGTCATAGTAGGTCAGCCCCTTGATCTTGTCGCGGTAGCCATTGGCATCCTGGGAAGCCGGGATGATTTCCACGTCGTTGTATTTCTCGATGGGGGCCGCCACCGTCAAAGGCACCAGGATGTAGTTGATTGTCACGCCCTCATCCTCGAAGTTTTGAAGCAGTTCCCGGGAAACCGGCAAGATCGGGATATTGCCGTCAATCATGCCTACACGGCGGTCGATGCCATTGATCTGGACGGTATTGGTGGTGAAGGACTTGGAAACCCCTTCGGAATTTTTAAGGTCTCGGTAAAATTCAGTTGAAACGAACATCACGAACGGTCCCGTGATTTTGGAATCCACCATGTACTTTTCCGCATCGTCGTAAGACTTCAGGGCGTTGGCAGGCGTGATATTCTCGCGGACCTTCATTTCGCTGTTCTCATACAAGCGCACTACCGCATGTTGGTCGCGCTCAGGGATCGACACTTGGCGGATATGGGTTTCAACCACTGTCTGCACATCATAAGCCCCATTCTCGGATTGGTTGAGGATGTCCAGGTCATAACCCATCCAGTCCTCCCGCTCAATGACCAGCGTCTGCTTCGTCACGTTAATGTTGGTGCGCTCATTGTTTTTGTTACGGTTGTACTTGCGGGACTGGAAACCCGTCATCTTATTGACACGCACCTCGCGCACCCCGACAAAGTCAGTCACCGTAATGCTTTTCGCTCCCTCTCGCAAAACATCCCATACCTGGGAAACGCTGGAAAATTCTTGATCCACCAATGCCAAATCGCGGGAATCTAATACTACTGCCATTCAAATCACTCCTAGTTAGTCAAATTTTTGTAATTGTTCGCCAAATTGGCGCGCCAGTCATTACCTTTGCCTGCTTCCGGCTCGGCTTTCGGATTGCCTGGGTTTAAAAACTTGGGCACGGGCTTTGCATCAGGTGCCGCTTTCCCCGCCGGTTCTTCGGAAGGTTCTTCCTCGGCCACCGGCACGGTCCATTCTGGATAGGTTGCTTTCAGCTTCTCGATGGCCTCGTCTGAATCGTCGTCACCGAGGAACATCGCAAAAGCTTCCAGGCGGTCTTCCCGCACATTCTGGGACTTGAGCTTGGCATGGAACTTTTGCTTCGCCTCCGCCTGCACGTAGCCCTTCAGCTTGGCCTCCGTTTCGGTCAGCTTTGCCTTCACCTTGTCGTGGTTTGCTGTGGCTGTCCGGTAATTGGAAATTTCCCCGTTCAAGAGGTCAATCCGTGACTGGAAACTCTTTGAGTGGCGCTCATGTTCCGCCAAGATGCTTCCTGCCGCCTCGGCCGTCACGCCAAGGCCCGTTAGAAATTCTTCATTCATACAACCGCTCCTTTCTGGCAGTTTAACGCCTTGCCGGGCGAAATAGATTACTTTAGATACAAAAGCTCCACTGAAAGGGTAGCCCTCTTTTTGCAGTTTTCGTAAATCAATTTGTAATGGATTCCTAATTATTTACAAGCGTACTTTTTTGTACGCTTGTAAAATCAACACCTTCCTCAAAACCATAACCGGCCATCCGATCCCACCACTTGGAAAAACGTTCTGCTGATTCCAAATAGGTGTGCAATTCCCTGCCGCTAACCAATTGGTTTCCTTGTATACCCCGTGAGATCTTGACTAATTCTTCCATTTCGAACCCTCCTCCAATTATTTTTCCATGTAAAAAGCACCCGCTTTTGCTAGGTGCTTTCGTTTATTTAGACTGTACCTCCTCAATAAGGCCTGACACATCCACGTCGGACCGAAGGTAAATTTCATCGAATTCCAGGCAATTGTGCAAGTTTACTCTTCCGCCATTATAATTAAATGTTGCGACGAGGCTACCATCGACATCTGTTAGGATGTCCGTGCGTCAACTACCCACTACCTATTGAGGTAGGGGCTTGTTCGTTCTTTTGCAAAAGAACCAAAAGCCAAAACCAGTAGGCACGGGATTCTTGGGAAGTACGCTGTTCACTACCAACGTATGTTGACCAAGCTCTAAGGGTGGTTGCCACCCCGATTCAGATTACCCTATTGGGCTAATTTTAGCAGATTCAGAGAAGCGTTGATGTCCCTGTCATGATGTTCGCCACATGATGGGCAGTCCCATTCACGCAATCCCAAGTCCTTGACCAATGGATTTTTGTAACCACAGCAGTTGCACAACTGACTACTGGCATAATTCTTCGGTGCAATAAGTAATCGGCGACCTTTCCACTCGGATTTGTATTCTAACATGGAACGGAACTCCGACCAACTAGCTTCGCTAATTGCCTTGGATAGCTTGCGGTTCTTGACCATGTTCTTCACACGCAAATCCTCAATCACAATAACTTGGTTTTCGTTTGTGACTTTGTGACTTAGCTTGTGGAGAAAGTCTTTCCGCTGATTGGCTATCTTTTCGTGAAGCCGAGCTACCTTGATTCTCGCCTTGTTTCGATTGTTGCTTCCTTTGACCTTTCGAGAAAGGGAGCGTTGCAACTTGGCCAGTTTCTTCTCAGAAGTCCGTAAGTACTTGGGGTTGGCTACCTTCTCACCATTTGACATGATGGCGAAATCTTTCAGTCCCACATCAATCCCGACTTTATTTTCATTGGGAGCGGATTGGAAATTCTCCGTATCAACCAAAACCGATACAAAATATTTTCCACTTGGATTTTGGGAAATGGTGACAGATTTGATAATACCAACGAATTCCCGATGGTTCTTAATCTTTACTAGCCCGATTTTAGGCAACTTGATGTAGTCATCATTGACTGCCACAGAACCTTTTTGGTTGTTGGTTGTGTAGCTTCGGTAGTTATCCTTTTTGGACTTGAACTTCGGAAATCCTACCGACTTGTCCCTAAAGAAGTTTTTGTAAGCCTTGTCGAGATTCATCTGGGCATTAGCCAAAGCAAGGCTATCCACCTCTTTCAAGAATTCCAATTCTTTTTTGTATTTAGCAGGAGTTGGGTAGTTGATGGATGTATCGGGCTTCACTTGACTTTCCTGATAAGAAGAAATTCTATCGGCAAGCATTTTGTTGTAGACCAGACGGACGCACCCAAAACATTTGGCAAAGAATATCTTCTGCTCAACATTCGGGTAAGCACGGTACTTGTAAGCCTTCAGCATGATTTCACCTCACTTCTCACCTTGATTTTCGATGTACTCTTTGATGACTTCTAATGGTGCTCCACCCGCAGTTATCAGACAGAAACTTTGCGACCAAAACATTTCCTTCCATAGCTTATGCCTGATTTGAGGAAACTCCTTTTTCAGCAGACGGCTACTTGCGGATTTATAAGCATTGATGAACTTGCTTATTTCTGTTTTGGGATGAGCCTTGAATAGCACATGGACGTGATTCTGGTCATGATTCCATTCTAGGCAAGTTATCTGATAATTGGGTGCGATTGATTCAAAAATCTGCCTGGAACGATTAGATATGTCATCATTGAAAACGTTGCGCCGGTACTTTACAACAAGCACAAGGTGATAGTGAAGAAGAAAGACTGAATGTGAGTTAGTATCTAATTTCATCTATATTACCACCTTTTATAACTAGCGACTGAATATACTATATCAGATAAAGGTGGCAAAGTCAAATCGGTTGGAAGATTTATCGTACACTCTCCCATTGCCCGCCCAGCGACCTGAAAAATTTCATCTTTGGAAATTTTAGCAGGCCACGGCGGGGCGAAATTCATCCCGCCACTTGTAGAAGTGGGGGAATTCTTTCGCAAAGTCAGTTAAAGATATGGGCAAGCCCTAAGCCGTCGCCATCCATGAACATCCGGAAAGCCTGTTCCATGTTATGGGCCAGTACCAAATGGTTCAGGTCTGGGCTTTTGAGGTAAAACACTGCCATCTTGAAAATATCGGCGGTTGTCTTCCCTGACCTGGGTGTGCCTTCATTGAGTTCAAAACGAATCGCTGAGGTATCTTGATTGATCGTATCCAATTGTTTTTTCGAAAACTTTATCAAGAGAAACCGCCCCTCATTCGCTCCTTGGTATGTCGATCGCATCGAACACAGCTTGCAATAATGTTTGATTTTGCGTCGCGCCCTCCAACATGTCCGCTTTGTTCTTCACAATAATCGCCTCCGCCTCGGCGCGCATGAGGTTGGCTTCCATTTTTGCCATGTCCAACTTCTTCAGGCGCACATCGTCCTCGTCGGTCATCTCACGGTAATGCTTGACCATATTGCGGTATTCCGACGTGGCACGGCTCAGCGCCTTGATGTAGGCTTCGTAACGCTCATAGGCAAAGGCCACTTTGTAGGTTTTTGATTCCCCTACCCCGCTAAGCTCTTTCAAATGGTCACTGGGGTCGGAAAGCCACATCATCTTTTGCATATTGATGATGGCGGAAAACTTGATTTCGATCTGCATCCACAGCTGATCTAAAACATCTGCATCCTCGAAGTCTTCCATGATTGCCACCTGCTCGGGGGAAAAATACTTGCTCCGAAGCCCGTGCTTCCTGGCTACTTGGTTTCGTTCGGTGAATTTCTTCACCGGATTTGGGTTCCCCCGGTTTTGTTTCGGCCTCTCTTTGGGCTTCTTGGTTGCAACCTTTGCATCCTTTTTGCTTTGGGTTGCAACGGTTGCACCCCACTTCTCGCGGCTCTTCTTGCTCTTGAGCGTGCCCAGCTTGATTTCGTGCTTGTCTGCGAGCTTGGCCAGGGTGATGCCGCCCTGTTCGTATTCTTTCCTGATGGCTTCCCAGTTCGGCACCTTGCCTCACCTCGCTTTTTTTATGGTATTAGAAAAACCGGCTCCATGCTAGGACCGGCTTTGTTATGGTATTTTCGGTGGACCCTTCGGGAATTGCACCCGGTCGACCTGCCTCGCCCCGAACGGCGGGTGTCGGGTCCATTTTCGGGCCTTGCAAAAGGCTCGGCCCATTGAATGAAATCGAAATAAGTGAGGAAGTCCAAAGGATGAAAAATGTGAGGGGGGGGGGATGTGCGGGGGTTTATTCCCACTCTACCATAATATCACATGTTTTTTTTATTTTGGTATAATGTTTCGGTTTTTTCCAAAAAAAAATAGCGGTGCCTGCTTGACACCGCCGTTTTTGCCTATTTCAGCAACGCTTTGTTAAGCCCGGCGCTGATTTGTTTGACCCGGACTACCGAATAAGCCAGCTCGTCGGCAATCTCCCACAGTTTGTAGCCTTCCCGCCTCAATTCGAGGACGCTTCTTTCAACGGTGCATTCCAAGGAATGGGCGAAGGTTTCCAGCAGTTCCTCCCCCGCCTCGATTTCGGCCCTTAGGGTCTCCTCCTGCGTTTTCAGGTCGGCCACGTCGATGATCTTGTCCTCCAGCTTCGGCTGCTTGATCTTGCGCTCCCTTTCGTGGATTTGCGCCGCCACCCGGGCATGCTCCCGTTTCATTCTCAAATGCCGGTTCAAATTCATCCGTTTCCCCCTTTAGCTTGCGTTTTTGCGGTAGCGCCCCACCTCGTCCATGAGGATTTCCCAGCGCTTGATGGCCAGGTGGAACCGTTGGCTGTACTCGTATTTTTGGTGCGCCGTCAGGCAGGCGTTGTGCTCCCCGTCGGGGTCGTACATCCAGATTTGTTTCCCTAATTCCCATGCTTCGTCTTTCCATCCTGTTTCCATGCTTATACCTCCCCTTTGTTGTACTTGACCGTATAGATGCCGTCCTCTTCCAAGACCTCATAGCCGAACCCGTTGGCATCCAAAAGCGTCCGCACCATGGCCACCTGCTTCTTATTGAACAGATAGACGGCTCCTTCATTTTTGCACTTGAAGTCGGTGCGCACGTATTCCTGGATGATTTCGGGGCAGTCCGCCCACGGGACGGCCCACACCCAGTCGCTTGCCTTGATCTTGATTTTGATCCTTTCCCTTTTCACGAAGTCGCTGTCGAAGTCGTCGATGCCCAGCTTGTGCAAGAGGGGCCGGTTCTTGTTGCTGGAGCGGGACCTCCCGCCCAAATGGCTGCCGATGGCGTCCGCACTCACCCCCGAGAGCCTGGCCAGGTCCGCCTGCCTGATGCCGTGGGTTTTTAGGTAGTCGCTGATGGTCATGTGTTTCCCTCCTTTTGCTTCCTTAGGTTCTCCTGCCTCTCCAGCAGGATGCCCGCTTCTTTGGTTTCGGGGCGGTCTGGGTATTTCTTATGGAAGCCCAGCCGCAATCTAATTGACCCATGCCCTAGACATCCATGCGACATTGGTTGTTAACCTCTAGTGCCTCCTCGGCAACGTGAAAGGGAAGGTTGAGGGCGGGAATGATTTTTAGGGCAGTTTCAAAGTGTTTCTTTTTAATCCACTTGTAGGAGCTGACGCCAAACTCCTCCTTCAACTTACGCTGGACGGCGGAAAAAGCTTTGCCGTGGGTGCTTTTATTCAAATAGGCCGGGCTCTTAGTTCCTCCCAATAACAGGACAACTCTTTTTTTCACTGCTTTTTGAATGGCTTCTGATTCTGCCATGTCCAAAATAGCCCGATCATTCATATCTTGAAAAGCCTGCTCGATCGCTATGACTTTCCCTTCCACGGCCGTGATTTTTTCATCGTGTATTCTGATAGCTTGATAATGAACGTTAAGCAGGTTCATCGGATCGCTTAAGTCTGGGATGCGTTTAGCTTTTTCGATTTCCTTTTCCATCTTTTCAAAGGCTTCGATATACTTGACTGTAAACTCAAAAGCCTCATCACCTGTAAATTTATTGACCGTCAAGCTGAAGCCTTTTTTCGTTAACAAGACCTCTCTTTGCCCTTTCCCTTGTACGTCTGTATAAGCGGATTCAATGAAATAAGAGATGTCGCCAATTTTGGCTTTACCTAGCTTATCCCTATGGCTATCTATCGCACGAAGCACTTTGGAATGCTCTTTGCCAAAATCCTCAGCCACCACACGGCTGCTCACTACAAATTGACCATCTTTATTCTCAATCTTAATCATTTCCATGTGTTTTCCCTCCACATTTTTCTATTTTTTTAGTTATTTAATTTCAAAATTCGGTTCTAAACTGGTTTTTGCGAGCATATAATTAATTAAGAAGCAAGCGAGTTGGTGCTTCCCAGGATGGTGAATCCGATGGATAAAGATTTCCTTGCAGGCATCGCTGTAAGCATCGCATCCGAAGTCCTCACCAGACTAATCATCACAGCAACAAAAAAGGCCATTGCCGTGTTGAGAGCACGCAATGACCGTAAGTAAACCGAGAGGCACCCGAAAGGGTGTCTTTTCCGTTGGCGGATTTTCGCCCGCCTGTTGTCATTGTATGCTGTTGGGCTTTTATTTATTCAACGTCCGCCACGGCGTATTGCCAACCGCAATCGCAATCCGTTTCTTTTTCTTCACGGACGAGGATTGTCTTTTTGCATTCGTCGCACCACGTCAGAAAAATGCCTGTTTGATCATCTTCCATCACCTGCCACCTCCTTCCTTTTACCATTCCCGCTCTTTCTTTGCCCACCGCACGTTGACGATTGGCGCTTTCTTCACTTTCTTGTTGCAGATGTTCGTTACGGTTTGGGGGCTGACGGCCAGGTCCTTGGCGGCCTTTCGGGCGGACGGCCAGGAATCGACCACCTCCCGGCTTTCGTCCAACAGCTCAACGGGCTTGCTGCGGGATTTTGCCCCGGTCACCTTCGCCCGGTCGCACCTGCGTTCCATCCTAAGGTTTTCGGGGTGGTTGTCGCTTTTGTTGTTGTTTCGGTGGGTGATGACGTGGGTTTTGGGGATGGGGCCGAACCACGTTTCCCACACCAGCCGGGACAGGGTCAGCTCTTTCGCCTGCCCCTGCCCGTCCGACAGCTTGACGGCCCATTTGTTTTTGTGCCAGTAGCCTTGCACCGCCGTGGGCATACGGGTTTTCCAGTGCCTCCATAAAACCCCCGACCTGTCCAGGGAATAAAGCCCCTCATAGCCCGCTACCCAGCGCCTTTGCTCCGATACGGTTCGCATCACCTGCCACCCCCAATCCATAAGCTCCGCTTGCAATCCATCCGGTATTCCCCGTTGACTTGCTCCCTCAACGGGCTGTTTGCCCTTGCCCGCCTTAGGGATTCTTCCAATGATACTTTCGGGGTCGTGCAGGCGGCTTCAAACGTCCACCCCTTTCTCACCCGGTTGCGCACCAGCGCACGCGTCAAACCAATGGACTCCGCTTTTAGCATCATTTCCTCCGGGTACTTCACTTTCGCCTGCTGGGCTTTTAGGATGCACTGGCTTCGGGAATTAAGGGGTTCCGTCTTGACCCGCTCTTTCTTATCCATGGGCACCCTCCCACGCCAAGCGGATCGTTTCCAAGGCATTCCCATAACGGTTGATTGCCTCCTTGGCCAGCTTTATTGTTTTCCTGTCAGCGTCCTGTGGCGATTCCGCAAATTCGCACGCCCACACGACCGTCATTTCTACCCATTTCTTATCCATCTCGACCCACTCCATTTTTCTAGTTTTTAAGTTATAAAATTCTAAAATTCAGTCATATCCCCCAATTCCCGAGCATATACTTGAACATACAGGGGGAGGAAGGGGCGAAATAAAAAACACCCCCGGGATGGAGGTGCCTCGCATGAGATACTTGCAAATGGTTCTAATCGTCCTCCTCTTCACTCTTTCACCAGATGAGTTGGACACCATAACAGCAATCGCCACCGGGTTCATTCGGTAGCCTGAAATAGCCACCCCTGCCCGGGTGGTTTTTCTTTGCTTGCTAGCAGTATATGCGGGAAACCCCGGTTTATTCTATTTTTCCTGCAACTTCCCCAGCGCCCACGGGCACCCGGATCTTTGCCACCAAGTCGGCGCGCCTTTCTTGCCACGGCCCGGGCTCCCCGTGGACGTAGTAGCTTCCGGTCAGGTCGAAGACCACGGACAGCCCCCACGGCTTGTTGCCCCATATCGGGCACTGGAGGCCGTTTTGGCGTTTCAGCCGGGCATTTTCCCCTTCCAACCGTTCCCGCGCCTTCTCGGACGTTTCTAAGGCTTTGCGACGGGTGTCGAGCTTGTCCGCCCACTGGGTCTGTTGTTCTTGGAGCTTTCGGTGCAGCGCCTGAAGGTCGCCATGGGCTTCCCTGACCTCCTCCAGCGACTTCTCCAGCTTCACCACGTCCCGTTCCAAATAGGTGCAGCGTTCGTTAGCATTCGCCAAAACCTGCCTTGCCTGCCTGTGCGCCGCCTTCTCGTTGGCGTATTCCCGCTCCGGGATGTCGAGCCTGCGCATCCCCGACCCGATCAGGATGGTGGCCAGGATGACCACGCTTAAGCTTAACCATGCGTATATTTCCATTTTCATTTTCCTCCGTTCACGATTTCCAAAGCTTCCTCTGCGCTCCTGGCAATCCCTGCCAAGGCTCCCTTTGATTCCATGGTCTTGATGAAGTGCAGCTGCTCCTTGCTGGGCCTGCCCTTGGCGTTCTTCACCTCGATAAAGAAAGCCTGGCCGTCGGCCCTGAATCCAATGATGTCGCTGAAGCCCTTGGGAGCCCCCACGTCGAACCATCTTCCATCTTGCAGTAGGAACTTGCCCACGTTGATGCGGAAGGCCGTGTGCCCCGCCTGTGACAGCGCTAGGCGTATCTCGCTCTGTATCTGGTGCTCCGGCTTATTCGGGGTAGTAGGATTTGAGTTGCTCATCCAATTCCCCCAGTGTTTCCGCCGCTTCCCAGCCGATGATGTCCAGCAAGCCGATTTTCAATTCATCCCCGAAGGTCCCCAGGATGAAATCCAGCCGTTCGTGGAGGTTGTCCCGTGGCGCGATGGCCAAATCCGGGGTTTTCCCGTCCTTTTGGATGATGCAAGCGAACCATTGTGCGCCCTCCGTGGCTTTCCTGAGCCAAAATTCCTCTAATTTTCCATAATGTGTCATTTTTCTTCCTCCATTTACCAATTAAGTGTCTAATCATACACTTCCTGACACTTAATTAGACACTTAAAACATGGTAATACCAACCTTCAGCACTTAAAGCACTTATTATTGAAAAAGTATATTATTGTAAATCGTACGCGCGCGCACGTATGAAAGGAAGGAAATAAGTGCATTAAGTGCATAGCCCAAGAAGGACTTGGGGAATTAAGTGCATATTAAGTGTACGATAAGTGTATTAAGTGTCAGAAATCCGCCGATATCCTCGGGCGGGATAGTTCACATATTTCCATTTTTTGTGATTATCCATGATATTCTTGATTTTCGAGCCGGTGGTGTCCCGGCCTTTCCCCGTCACATGGTCGAAGCATTCCAGGGCGATTTCCCGGATGGTGCAGAACTCCCGCCTTTGCAGGTCGCCGTGGAAACGGCAGTCGCCGTATTCGTCTTTGGAAAAATTCCCCGTGTTCAGGTAATGCTGGAAAAACGCGCGTTTCTTGAAACGGTCATCCGATTGGAAATACCCGGATGGGAATTCCGCGCTTAGGAAGGCTTCGATGGAATCCTCGTACTCATCCACGTATTTGAAGGCCTCCCGGTGCGCTTCCATGGTTTGCGCTTCTTCGTCTTGGAGGGCGAACTTGAACCCCTTTTGGTAAAAATCCATGGCCTCTCCCCAGAACTGGTCGATCCAGTCCTGCGGCATCCCGGCCACCGGGTGCGTCTTCTGCTTCTTTTGGTGGACCATGACGGGGAGGAAGCGGCGGTCGCCGGTCTTGTCCTTTAGGTGGGTGGACTCGTTGGTGGTGCGGGCGATGACGAAGCCCTTCGGGTGCTTCTCGGAGCGTGCCGCATACGGTGCCCGAAAT